TTACCCCGGCTGAAGCGAGCCATCGTGGAGCGGAAGTTGGTGCGCGAGGCCGCGGAGATCAAAGCGCAGGAAGCGCGGGAGTTTGAGGAGCGGAAAGCCATCTGGGAGCGTGAGCGCGAAGAGGATCGCTTGACCGGCCGTCAGCCTACGGAGTTGGAGAAACGGTTGGATGCTGTTCTGGCCGCCGCGAGGACAAAGCGGTGAGATTTCGGGTCGTCAGTCGCAGTGCAGTTCCCTTGAATACGAAGAGGAATAACAACGGCATCACCGCCGCGATCCTAGCCGCCGTGATTGATTCCAAGCCGAAAGCAGTTGAAGTGCCTACACGAAGCAATGGAACAGGGCGTGGGATGTGTCGCCGGTTGGTGATTCTGGCGAAAGAAGAGGGCTACGAGATCGGCTGGAGCCGCAGTGAAGATTCGCAATTCTTTTACTTCTGGATCGAGAAATGAATCAAGAAATTGACTATGCGATGACGCGCGAGGAAGTAGCTGCCAAATTGGGCATCTCACGTTCTCGCGTAGGCCAGATCGAAGTGCACGCCCTGAAGAAGCTGGGGTTGCGGATGGCTGGATACGTGAAACCGAGAGAGCCACTTATACAAGATAGCTGGGAACGTAAATACGACAAGCTCTATCGAGAAGCGATGCACTGAGAGCGATTTTAGTGAATATGGCCAAAGCAAGAAAGTCGGTAGGGAAATACGTTGTGGATGGAGTCAGGATATTTCCCGATGGCCGGCAGGTGTGCACTGAAACCAAGAGAGGCCGCGAGATTTACCTCGCCCGCACGATCTACCTCTACGTGCGTCAGGAGGGCCTATGTGCGATCTGTGGCAAGTGGATGCATCCCTATGACGCGTCCTTTGAACATGAGGCTGGAAGAGGCTCGGGAGGAAGTCACAGAGACGACCGGACACAGTTCCCTGATGGCCGAGATATGAATGCAGCCTTGTGCGTGAAATGCAATGGAGAAAAGGGATCGAGACGCTTTCACTGGTCGCACGGAAGATTTATCCCGGCCGTGTATTTGAGCTATGAAGACTGGCAAGCAGCCGAGGCAGCATGACGCCGGAGTCGAAGTTGAAAGATGAAGTAAGGGCCGCGCTGGACAGGCTGGGAGTTCTTTACCGCCGGATGCATTCAGGATCGGTGAGGGTCAAAAGAGGCTTTCTTTATCTGGGACCAGAAGGTACGGCTGATTTTGTGATTTATAGGCCCCAGAAGCCCCCGGAGTGGATTGAGTTGAAAGCTGAGGGGCAAAGCACCAAGAAAGAACGGCGAGAGCAGCAAGAGGCGTTTGCGGAGCATGTACGGGCCTTAGGCCACAGATATCAGGTGTGCAAGTCAGTGCGCGATGTAATGGAGTTTTTGGAATTCTAGCCGCCTTTTTGAAGGCAGTGAAACCGAACCAGAGGAGTAAGACGATGGAACAGCTTTTGCAGTCTCAGGGAAATCAGGCAGAGGCGCCCGTTTTGGTCCAGCCGCAGGTAACTCTCGCTGGCCGAACACGCGCGGAATGGGACGCTCACTTAGACGAACTCTGCCACATAGCCCTTCCAGGCGAAGATGTGCCTGAAGCTGCAATCATGCACGGCTGGCGAGGAGAACCTACAGCCGAAGACATTGCATGGGCTAACGCCCAGCCAGCCGCCGCGAGTGAAACAAGGAATCTGATTGTCCAATATCAGGAGGCTATCGACAGGCCAGAGACGACGCCATTGGAAGCGAAGGCCCTGCGGGTGAATATGCGAGCACTGGAGAATCTTGCTGCTCGTCAAGAAGTAGCTCCCGGCCCACAGGAGGGGCGCGAGGAGGAGTGGTGCGAGTGTAGACATAGCGACGATGACCACCTGGAGCCCGATTGGGATGGTGATGGCCGCGGCTGCGCTGTCGCCGGCTGCCATTGCATAGAGTTCACCCCGATAACGAAATTGTGGTGCAAATACTGCGGTCCTGATTGCCTTCACGGGGCCAGCCACAACGCAAGGGCCGAGGATGAATGCCTGTATGGAGATTTACCCGGCGAAACTGCAACCGAGGACACAAGAGGGGAGAACACGTAGATGGGAATTCAGGGCAACGCGGCTGTTTTGGGCCGTATGCACATTGCGGAACTTATCGAAGACGAGTTGCGCGAGCGCGGATGGGATAGGGACGATCTGGCTGCCAAGATGGACCCACACGCAACGCCACAAGATTGGGCCATCACCCGCTGCGCGCTCGACTTCCTGATGGAAGTTCGCTGTCCGAATCTACTGATCGATAACAAGTCATCGGAGCAGTTGGGCAGAGCTTTTGATGTGGATTCTCGATTCTTTCAAAACTTCCATAACCTGTGGCGGGAAGTGCAGCCTCAATGCGAGAAACGTTGCTTTCGTTCCCGCCGTCGAGCCGCCCCTAATGAATTCCCACCTGAGACCGACACCCAGAAAGGAGAGTGAGTAGATGGGAATTCAGAGCAAGGAGTTTGGAATTGAGGATTTGTTCTTCATTCAAGACAGCCGCACCTATTGTGGCAATGCCGTGATGTGGTGGCGCCCAGAGGGTAACGGCTATACCAGCAACGTGAATGAGGCGTGGCGTGTTCCTGAAGAGACTGCTAAAAGGATGCACCGCAATCGTCCCACGGATGTCCCTTGGCCCGTGGCCCATATTCTCGCGGGGGCTTTCCCGATATTCGATATGCAATATCTGAGGCAGCCGCGCCCCGCACCACCTGATTGCACCCAGAAAGGGGAGTAGAGATGCGAAGTAAAGCAGTCGAAGCACATACCAACCTGAACATCTTCGCAGTGATCGTTGCCATTCTGGAGGGTGGCTGCATATACGGCGGTGGGACAGCGCAGACCACGGTAAGCAAGATCGTGAAACTGTGCCAGCAGGAGCAGCAGCGTCAATTGCGAATCTACGACCGGGAGGACACCCATGTCTGAGACACCGAAGAGCCTTGAGGAACAGCCAGTATTCACGCTTTTATACCGTCGCGCGGAGCTTATGCCTGATGGCAGTATCGGCGCGGTTTTCATCGGTGAGTTTGGCGGAGATAGATCAAAGGATTTGCGTCTGACCGTCGCGCAAGCCCAAACACTTGCTGACCAGATCACCCAGAAGGTTGGCAACCACTCCTCTCTGCCCCCAAAAACTGCGCCCGGATCGGCTCATGACTGGGAATCAGATGAGTATGGCGCACGGTTCTGTTCGTGGTGCAAGGCCAACTGGAGCCTGTACGCGAGCGATAGGGAATGCCCCGCAGCACGTCAGGCCGCATCCCCTGAAAAAGATACCTTCGATGCGATGGAGATAGCGTTCCTGAACGAAACAATCACTACTCTTCAGCGTGAACTTGAAGCCGCTCGCACCGCCGCGCCCACCCTGACAGCAGTAGGACAGGGTGAGCTGCCGGAGAGAGTGGACGACTGATTTCAATGGAAGAGGGTGAATGCCTAGCAAGGAAATCAGGAGGACTGCCTATATGAGTGGATTCTTGGAAGTTGGCACGAATGGAAATGGCAAAGTGGTCGTCAATCATCCTGACCTCCATCCCGACGAGAACGGCGTTGGTCATATCGTTTTCTCGGTAACCGAGGCTCAGAACCTAGCTTCCCTACTCCAGCGTAAAGCTATCGAAGCCCACGACGAAATGGAGGAGAGGAAGCGTAGCGAAGCTGCGACTATACCCGTGGACCGCTCATGCCAAGTGCTCGCGAGCGGCGATAAGGTTCCCGAAGATCGCAGTCACACCGAACTAAAGCCGAACGGGCAGCAGCAAGACTATGTGGTGCTGTGCGACAAAGAACGCGCCAAGGGCTTCGTGCGCCCATACCGAGACGCCTACCGGCACCTGAAATGCGGAAATATCACGACCATGAGCCGCCCCATTGCGGAGACCTATGCTCGCGATCCGTATTTCTACAGCGGGACATTCTGCACAACCTGTGCGAGTCACTTTCCCGCTGGGGAGGACGGCCAATTCGTCTGGTACGAGAGGGATGGATCAACCGGACCGAAGGTAGGAACCTAAGCCAACCGCCCCACCTGCCCCCAAGAACCTGACCCCGGAGAGCTGGAGAGGCTGGTACGGAAGATGGAATGCAGGGCGCCTAAAGATTACGAGGTTCGTGAAGAGTTTCTCGGCTTACTTTCCCGCTCTTTACCGAGCGAGCCTGCGGGACAACAGAGAAGGAACGGTTGAAAATGCCAAGTAAGAGTCGACGCATCAGCAGACAGCATCGACGAAGGGCCAAGCAAGCCATGAAGAATCCGCAGGCGGTGCGGGCCCATAACAGACCAAGACCACACGGGAGGAAAATACGTGTCAAGCATTAGTAGCCTTAGCCAACAGCCCCAGAAGTGTGAGTGCCACGAGTGTACGCAGGCACGTTGGAAGTCTTCGATCCAAGGCCAGATTGAGCGAGCCCTCACGCCGCAGCCAACCGCCCCACCTGCCCCCAAGAACCTGACCCTGAAGGACCACTAAGTGAGTGATCAAATATTCGTGACAGAGCACTGCGGCCTATTCTATGTTGTCTTCAATGACGGTGAGCGCCAGCGCCTGAATGGCCCTTACGATACAGAAGAAGAAGCCCGCAAGGTATTGAGAGATATCGCGGCCGGCCCCAGTGTCGAGGCGAGCATTATTCAATGAGTGATGCGGCCCAGAAGGAGAAGACGTGGGGTGGGTATCGTTGGGGACGCAAGCGCCAGAGCTCGATCCGCGTGGTGCAGCTGCATGTAGCAATCAAGGCGCAAACTCGCGCCGTTCTGGGGGCAAAAGCCGAAGAGAAAGGGCTAACCATCGGAGAATTGATTGATATCCTCGCAAATAACTCGGAACAAACGGCAAAATAATAGGTACGAGTCATGCTGAACAGGCAACCATGTGCCATATTTGTATCTGCATCGTCGCTGGCCGGTAACTGAGGCCCCCGCTGTAGCCAAGCCCTTATAGTCCCTGATGGAATCCAAGATCGTGAATCTCACCAACGGACACAGGTATAAGTTCAACCAAGCCAGGCGGCTGGTTGAGCATCAATGCGCATTGGCATGGGTGCAATTTGGCGTATCTGTCCGCGAACTGACTGTAGACGAGATGGTGAAGGCCCGTAGCGAGCAGGCGCGGACGCGAGAGTTGGGCGGTGGGATTGTCGAGCCGGGCGTGGTGTATGGTCTACGGTTCGTCGCGCCCCCGAATACTCGCTGGGAAGTTCCGTGGGCTGCCTATGAGGAAATGCCCGGAAACGTGGCAGCGATCCGATATTGCCGCTGGCCGCGTCGCCAGTTCCTGCGGAGTGTAGCAGCGTAGAATAGAGTTTGATCGGGCTTTGCAAAATCAGGAAGGCTGCCTATCCGGGCGGCCTTTTCTGTGGTCAAAAACGAATTTACAAGTTTGCAGCGGCTTTTCCTTTGGACAGCCACACAGCCAAAAGGCATCTCTCCTTCCTCGGGCCTGAGCCTCTGGAGAGTCGCTGCAATTCATTCTTTGAAAACAAGAAGGATAACCGTCGCCGACGCGACTGGAGAACGTCAGTGACGGAGGGCCACAAGTGGGAACATTAGCAGCATGGATGCCAGCGATTATCACGGTCCTCACGGCCATTTTTATTGCAGGGCAGATTACGGGCCGGATCAAGGATCAAGAGAAGACGTTGGCGCGCCACGACCACCAATTGGGAGAGCATGAGGACCGGCTGAACGACCACTCGGTAAAGATTGCCAAGAACGATGCGTGGCGAGACGGATACAACGCAGCCAAGGGTGCACGGTGAGCTTTCTTCTCCTTTTTGCGTTAATGGCGCCTCACTGGGTTCACATCAAAGACGCTTACAAAATCCATGAACGCTGGGTGATGACCTACCCGGATGGATCTGTAAACCCTTTAGGCGAGTATTACGAAGTCGAGCCGGGAGAGTTTGGAGCTGTATGTTTTGGCTCGCATGCGGTGAGTGAAAAGACAGAGCAAGCGGCCAGGGATTATGTGCAGGGCTGTGAGGTTTGGGAGTGACCTACGGCCCCAAAGCTCCTGCCCTCGCCAAGCAGTTTGAAGGCTGCCGGCTCACAGCGTATGACGACGGCGGCGGAACGTGGACCTTGGCCTATGGACACACCCGAGGCGTTCAGGAAGGCGATACCTGCACGCCAGAGCAATCGGACGCATGGTTAGACCAAGACCTGACTCTGGCCGCTTCGGATGTATCCCGCCTGATTGATGTGACGTTGAACCAGAACGAATTTGATGCTCTGGTGGATTTCGTCTTCAACCTGGGCTATGGCGCTTTCGAGAATTCCATTCTGCGCAAGCTGATCAACGAAGGCCAGACATTAGCTGCGGCCGCTCAGTTTTCGCAGTGGGATCACATCGGCATGACGGTGAGCGCAGGGCTTTTACGCCGGCGGTTGGCTGAGAGAGATTTGTTTCTGGAGGCGATGTGACTGACAACTCGGATTCCCGAAACCAGTACATCGCCTGCTTCCTCATCCTCTTAGCTTTAGCCGCTGTGGCGATTGCGGACAAATGGATCTTCCGCGACCTGGCTAACGCCGGACAGACCGTACTCGGATTCGGTGGAGGAATCCTGACGGGAAAGTATTTATCCCAAACGACTTCCAAGGGCGGGGGCGACATCATCAACCCTCCGGCGGACAACTCCCCAAAACCTTAGTAACGCAGGAGAACATCATGGCATTCAGCTTTAGAAGCATCGGACATTTCTTCGCAACAGCGTTGCAGGCAGTCGAGAACGAGCTACCCAAGATTGAAGGCACCAAGGCGACCGTCGAGGCCGTCACCAACGCCATCCCCGGGGGTGCTGCAGTAGTTCCCTTGGAAGACATCGCCTATTCCCTGCTGGGCGAAATCGCGTCGGTCCTGACTGCAGGCGGAGCGGCTGCCAAGGCCAAGCTCGCCGATGCGGGTCTGGATGTGAACGTTGTGACCAATGTGGAGACTGTTCTTGCCGCGGTTCCTCAGCTGGTGGCCGTGGCTAAGGCCCTGGGTACACCGAAGGCGTAATGTCTAGCCCGATTACCCCTCTCACCCCCGCGCAGCTAGCCTTGCAGGAGGCCAAAGCTGCGAAAGAGAGCTACCCGATCCGCCTGTTGATTGAGATTGATAAGTGCGGCAATGTAGCTTTTCTGGATGGAGCGAGTGATGAGACGATCTCGGCTCATTTATCACGCATGGCTGTAGAAGATACAGGCTTCAAGAGAGATGTCGGAGCGTTTGGCTCTTCAGTCCTGGACATCTTCCAGAAGGATCATGGCGCCAAAGCCCAGGCAGGAGACTTGGAACGCGCACAAGCTGCTGTGACGTTGGAAGAGAGCGATGGAGTGCTGCCGTGAACTGGAAGCGTGTCCTGCTGAACGGGCTGGGATTTGGATTGCTGGGCACTTTAGCCTTCGGGCTGGGATGCTGGCTGGGCACGCTATGACCTTCCCTGTCACGCCTCCGCAGTTCTTCAATCTGACCAAGAATCTATGCAATGTGCCTGGCGTTCAGGTACGGATGTCCAACCTGCTTTCGGGCTCGATTTCTAATTCCGACGTAACGCTTTCCTACGCTTACGATGGAATGGCCGTCTTGACTGTAGACGTGACGGCTAAGCACAGCTTCAAGGCCAAACTAGCCTCCGACTCTGAGATTCAACAGAAGATTCAAGCTCTACTGACGGCCAATTCCAGAGGTTTCTAGGACAGTAATGGCACGACCTGAGATTACTTTCGATGCCGAGATGGCAGAAGAGATTTGCGAGAGGATAGCCACCTCGGATTTGGGACTTGAGCAGGTCCTAGCAGAGCGTATCGCAGAGAACAAGCCATCTGTAAGTAGCACAACGATTTACAAGTGGTTGAGGCTACATCCTGAGTTTGCGGAGCAATCCGCGCGCGCGAGAAAGATGCAAGCTGAACTTTTGCATGACAGGGCTCAGCAGGTTGCTCAGACGCCACTGATTGGCAAGGTTGTCAGGGATGATAGGAAAAACGGGCGCACGGAGACAATCTCAGACAACGTGGAGCGGTCGAAGCTGATCGTGCAGACCCTGCTGAAGCGTGCCGGCCAACTCGACGCCAAGAAGTATGGCGACAAGATCCAGGCTGAGGTGAGCGGAGCGGACGGTGGGCCGATTCAAGCCGCCATTGCAGTGACGTTTGTAAGGACGAATGGAAACGCCAGTAATCAAAGCTGAGTTCCCGGAGAAGCTAGCCGCCCTGTTTGAACCTCACCCGTACAAGGTGCTGTATGGTGGCCGCGATGGGGTGAAGTCGTGGTCGATTGCTCGAGCGCTGCTAATCATCGGCGCGAATCCGGGTATCTTGTGGCCAGGCCGTACCGAGGGACCGCGCATCCTGTGTGGCAGAGAGACGATGGACTCGATTCGTGAGTCTGTGCATCAACTGCTCACGGATCAAATCGTCAATCTAGGGTTAGAGAACTTCTACACGCCCCTCCAGTCGGAGATACGGGGAAAGAACGGTGCGGAGTTCGTATTTGCGGGGCTTCGCAAGCAGACGGTTTCTTCCATCAAGAGCTATGAGGCCATCGACATCTGCTGGATCGAGGAGGCTTCTGTTGTCAGCCGTCGCAGCCTCACAATTCTGCTGCCGACCATTCGTAAACCCGGATCGGAGATGTGGTTCAGTCTCAACCCAGATTTGGAGACGGATGCCGTCTATCAGGATTTCGTCATCGACCCCCCGAAGGGCGCGTTTGTTTGCAAGACCTCATATCATGACAACAATTGGCTGAGCGAGGAATCCCAGCAGAAGATCGAGACCCTCAAAGAACGTGACTTCGACACATATCACCATGTTTATGAAGGTGCAACACGATCAACAGTCGAAGGCGCTATTTATAAGGCTGAAATCCAGAAAGCCGAAAATGAGGGCCGCATTCGGGTTGTTCCCTATGATCCCACGGCTCCGGTCGATACATTCTGGGATCTGGGATTTGCAGATCGAGTTGCAATCTGGTGTGCGCAGAGAACGCCGTTCGAGATAAAAGTCCTGCGCTATTTTGAAGGCGACCACCAAGCGATCGACTATTACCTCCGCGAGATGCAGACGTGGGGGTATGTTTTTGGAACCTGTTATCTGCCGTGGGACGGTGGAACTCGCAGCCTGGGGACCGGCAAGTCGATTGAAGAACTCATGCGTATCAAAGGCTTCAAGGTGCGCGTCAACAGGCAGTTGAGCGTCGCTGATGGAATCAACGCAACACGCACGATCTTCCCGCAACTCTATTTCGACGCGAATCTATGTGCTGATGGCCTGCAATATCTCAGGCGCTATCAGTGGGGACCTGCAACGGCTTTGGGTGTGCCTCGCAGTCAACCGTTGCATGATGACGCTAGTCATCCAGCCGATGCGCTGCGGACGCTGGCTGTTGGTATCAAGGAACCGGAAAGACCGTACAAGCCCGAACCACAGAGGGCCTATTACGGCACGGCAGATGGATGGATGGCATGACGTATTTAGAGATGAGCAAGCCTGACCAGCAGAGGGTACGTGCAGCGATGTTAGTCGAGGCACAGAAGTCGATGCGCGATGCTGGATATGGAAGAGCGGCCTCACGATTCGGCGCCCGCAGGATGGTAGACGAAGCACTAGCAACAGAAAGGCAGAAACATGGGAATCCTGAAAGCAGCGACACGCAACAGCTTGCCAACTAGCTCGTTTGGCTTGCCTGGGGTGCGTAAATATCCAATGCCAGACGCCTCGCATGCGGTCAATGCGAAGGCTCGTGCGACCCAGATGGTCAAGGCGGGCAAGCTCAGTTCATTGTCTGCGGCCAAGATCAGAGCCAAGGCGAACAGGATTCTAGGAAAGTAAGTGAGTCCCACCGATTTCCTGATTAGTTGCATGGAAGGACTAGACGATGTGACGAATGTCGCTATCATCCGCCGTCACACTGACGGATGCATAGGATTTGATTCGGCAAACAAGTCTCGGTTTGACCTGTACGCGATGGTATGTGCGACGAAAGCCTCATTGGAGGCTGCCATCGTAAAAACGGAGATGACCGAATAATGGCTGACGATCTTGAGTTTCTAGCCTTAGCGCGCAAGCGGTTTCAGGCGGCGGCGGAGGATGAGAAAGACCTCCGCAAGCGCTATACCTCTGACCTTAAATTCGCCTCGCCTGATGGTGACGACCAATGGGACCCGCAGCTCAGGATGCAGCGTGAGGCCGCGGGCCGTCCCGCAATGGCTTTCCCTCGATGCCATACGTTCGTGCAGCAGGTAGCCAACGAAGGCCGTCAGAACAAGCCGCAGATCAAATTCGCGCCTCGCCTGGACGCGGACAAAGATACGGGAGAGATTTACGAAGGCTTGGCGCGGTACATCCAGTACGACTCAGACGCGCAAATTGCCTACGACACTGCGCTGGAATGTAGTGCCGGTGGATCGTTTGGGTATTACCGTTTCCTGACTGACTACTGTGATGATGACAGTGACGACCTTGAGTTGAAGATCGTTCCTGTGCTTGACCCGTTGGCTGTCTACGGCATCCTTGTGCCGAGTTGCTTCCGGCAGACGCCGCGTTTTGGCTTTGTGGTCTCTGAGATGTCAAAGGAGGAGTTCAAGGCCAAGTATCCGAAGTCGGAGATTGCGAATCTCCCGTGGGCCGATGCGGAGAAGCAAGGGAACGGATGGATTGGCTCAGAGACAGTACGGATTGCCGAATACTGGTACATCGAGGAGACGAAGCAGGAAGGAAAGCGCAAGCCCAAGGTCACAGTAAAGTTTTGCAAGATCAACGGAATCGAAGTACTGCCGGACACGGAGACGGACTGGCCTGGCTCTACAATCCCAATCATCCCCGTATTGGGCAAGCAGATGATTATGGAAGGCAAGCCGAGACTATTCTCGGTCGTGACTCCACAGAAAGATGCGCAGAAGCTCCTCAATTACAGCAAGACGCGCATCGCTGAATCGCTTTCAACGTCGCCCATCTCTCCGTTCATGGTGGTGGAAGGACAGATTTCCGGGTATGAAGACCAATGGGAGTCGCTGAACACAGCGCAGCGACCATTCCTGACCTACAAAGCGGTCGATGTATTCGGCAAACCGGCGCCGCCGCCGGCGCGGCAGACCTTCGAGCCTCCGATCCAGGCGCTTTCCGCCTTTATCGCTCAGGAAATCGACGACATGAAGGCCACGACGGGCATCTTCGATGCCTCATTAGGCAATCAGGGCAATGAGATCAGCGGGCAGGCGATTCAGCAGCGTCAACAGCAATCGAACCTGACGACGATGCACTTCATGGACAACCTGATTCGCTCGTTTCGGCAGGGCGGCGAGATCATCGCGGAACTTATTCCGAAAATTTACGACACGGAGCGCGAGATTCAGATTCTCGGCATCGACGAGAAGCCCAAGTTAGTCCTCATCAACAAGGAGCACCAGGACGAAGCTGGCAAGACCCACAATTACGACATGACCAAGGGCAAATATGCCCTGGTCGTCACTTCGGGCAAGGCGTTCGACTCGAAGCGCTCTGAGACGTTCGACACAATGCAGCAGGTGTTGGCCACGCAGCCCAATCTAATGAACGTCATTGGGGATATTTTCTTCCGCAACTCTGACCTCGCGGGTTCTGACCAATTGGCCGAGCGGTTCCAGAAGATGCTGCCGCCGCAGTTACAGGAGAATGACAGTCCGCTTCCGCCGGCCGCGCAAGCAGCCGTCGCCCATGCGCAGCAGCAGATGCAGCAGATGCAGGGGCAGCTGCAGCAACTCACCTTTGAGAAGCAGGCAAAGACGTCGGAGATTCAAGGACGGCTCCAGCAGATTCAAGCGCAGAGCCAAGCGGATATCACGCTCGAAAACCGCAAGATGGAAGTACAGATCGCGGTTGCCGAGATTCAGACGAAGGCGCAACTGGATCAGCAGCGCACGCAGTTCGTGGAAGATCTATGGAAGCAGTTCCACGGGGATGCGCACGAGCTGGGCAAGCAGAAGGATCAGCATGCCCACGAAGCCGCACTGACGGCTCAGAAGCATGCGCAGGCGTCGGATGCAGCAGACCAGAATGCCCAGCAGCAGGCAGCATTGGCCGATCAGCAGGCGCAGAACGCTACACAGCAGGAATCGGAGAGCCCTCAGCAATAGGGCGAATACAGAATCCGGCTCGCGTTAGGGCCGCGAACTGCTTAACGGTCATGCCCATTTCGTCCGTGCTCACGTAGCACTTCTGTAGTACCGATGCTGGAACAGCCACATAGATAATCGCGTCGCGTTTCATTGCGCCCCAAGTTTAGCACGCGCCTGCTCGGCGTAAGAGCGCACAAAGGAAAACCAATGAGTGACCAAGCGGCAGTCGCGGCCTCGCAGCCCGCAGAAGTAGATGTGTTCAATGGTGAGCAACCCACCCTTGCGGAGTACAGCCAGTATCGCCAGAGTGGAGAACTCCCCGCGAGATTCAAGCCAGCCGATACCGCGGACCCGGCACCCGCTGATCCGCCCCAAGATCCTCCCGAGGGCGAAGCGCCCGGAACTGACCCGGATTCGGACCCGGATAAGCAGCAGGAGAAGAAGTCAAAAGGCAAAACAGCTGAAGATCGCATCGCGCAACTTGAGGCCACGATTCGGAAGATCGAAGAGGGCGCGGGAATTAAGCGTAAGGCGGAAGTCGCTACCGTCACCGAGCAGCCGAAAGTTTCACCGCAGAATTATCAGGAATGGCGCAAGTCGTTCAAGCCTTCGCAGTGGATTGAGACCTACGGGAAACAGAACCCCGAGGCCACTTACGAAGACGCGAACGCGGCCATGTCTGATTATCTCGGGGATGTGCGCGACCAGTTCAAGTCTGTTGAGCAGCAGCGCCAGTCGCAAGCAAAAGAGCTTAGCGATAAGGTGACGGATGCTCGCGGCCGCTATGGCGAGAAGTTCGACGAAGTGCTCGCACCTACCGTAGCCAAGATTATTTCCGACGTCGGGATTCACCCCGACGTCAAGGAGATGATCAACGACTCGGAGGTGGTGGCAGATCTAACCTTTGTGCTCGGATGCGATGACGACAAGGCTCTTAATGAGCTTCGTTCCATGCCGAAGAACAGGGGGTTGAGGTATGTCGCAAAACTTGAGGCTGGGATCATCGACGAACTTGCTAACCAAACCACGGCGACCGCCCGCGACGATAGCGGGAAGTTTACCGCCTCTCCTGCAAAACCCAAGACTAGTGCTCCCAAGCCGCCATCGCCTGTAAGTGGCGCGTCTTCCGGAGCCTTCGACGTGAGCGACGAAAGCCTTTCCCCCGAAGAGTGGGCGCGACAGCGTAACACTCAGTTGGCAAAGCGGAGAGGCTGAGGGCGTTCTAAGGAGATTCTGTGGCTAATAGCCTTCTTTCACCGACAATTATCACGCGGGAAGCCTTGCGCATTCTGCACGCCAATCTCAACTTTGTTGCCAACATCGACAAACAGCATGATAAACAGTTCGCCAATGCTGGAGCTTCGCCTTCTGGCAAGATCGGCCCTACCCTCACCATCCGCAATCCCAACCAGTTCACGGTGCGCAACGGGACTGCGCTATCCGTTCAGGATGTGGTTGAAACCAGCCAGACCTTGACGGTATCGACAGTCAAGGGCGTGGATTTCCAGTTCACCCAGACTGACCTCACCCTCACCATCGACGAGTTCAGCGAGCGGTACCTCAAACCCGCGATGTCGGTATTGGCAACTGGCATTGAAGCCGACGCGCTGAGCATGATCCTTGACGTGTACAACGCCTATGACGATAACGCCAACGCGTTCTCGTATTCGGATTTCTCGAGTGGGCGGAAGGTACTCAATCAATATCTTGCTCCCGATACGGATCGGGCAGCTATTCTTACCTCGGGCCATGTGGTGTCGTTCCTGAACGATATCAAGGGCTTCTTCAACCCGCAGGAATCCGTCTCCAAGCCGTACCTCACCGGCAAGGTGGGCAGGGTCAACGGCTTCGATACCTTCGAGAACACGGTGCTCAATCCATTCCAATCTGGGACGGCTGCGGCAGCGACTGGGTATACGGCCACTCTGACCTCGGCAAGCGCGACAGCGGTTATGGCTGCCGGTGCTACCACGTTCAAGAAGGGCGATATCGTCACTTTCTCGACGGTGGACGCTGTTGACCCTGAAACGAAGGTGGATCGCGGCTTTCTCCAGCAGTTTGTGGTGACAGCAGACTATGCAGGCGGCGCTGGAAACATGTCGATTTCGCCGACGCCTATCACAGGCGGGGCAGCGCAGAACGTGACCGCTGTCGGTGCTGGATTGACGGTAGTCAAGATTGGCGGGGACGCTTCGGCACTCTACAGCCAGTCGGTGCTGTTCCATCCAGAGGCGTTCACCTTCGTCAGCGCGGATTTGGTCGATGTGTCCAAGTTCGGCGCTTGGGGAACTCGTCAGGTCATGGACGGGATTTCGATGTCGATCGCCCGGCAGTACAACATCTCCAACATGCAGATTCCCTGCCGCATTGACGTGCTGTACGGCTACAAGACGATTCGGCCGCAGTTGGCTGTTCGCGTCATTGCTAAATAACCCATTGAGGGGCTGGGAAAACTGGCCCCTCATTTCCTTTTGACACGACGGGAGACCTATGGCCACAACCGCAGCGGACATTCTAAGTAGCGCTCTCCGTCTGATCGGAGTCCTTGCGGCTGGCGAGCAGATGGCCCCGGAAGACTCTGCGGATGCGCTGATGGTCTTCCAGCAGATGATTGATGGCTGGAATGCCGACAGGCTTGCCATTTTCACGACGAGCATCACCGATTTCCCCTTTGTCCTCGGGAAGCAGTCTTATACGCTCGGCGTGGGCGGCGACTTCAATATGGTTCGACCCGCGCGAATCGACGCCATGAGCGCCGTTCTGCTGTCCAATCCGGACAATCCCGTTGAGATTCCGATGTCCATTTTTACGGCTTCGGAGTGGCAGATGCAGGTTCCGGTAAAGATTGTTACAGGAACGTTTCCGCTCATCTGCTACCCAGACGGGAACTTCCCGCTGAATACCTTGAACTTCTGGCCCATCCCCCAGACTGAACCTGTCAGTGCCCGGATTTATAGTTGGCAACCACTCGCTGCTCCAGCCACCTATGTAACGACGATTGCATTCCCGCCAGGATATGCGGAAGCGTTCCGCTATGGCCTTGCAGTCAGGCTTTCGGCGGAGTATGGGCAAGCACAAGTCAGCCCAACGGTCGCGGCAATAGCCGTCGATTCGCTGGCGCGGCTGAAGTCGATGAATGCGCCGGTGCTCGATTTGAGGTCTGATCTCGTGCTCGACCCAGATTCCTATAACTGGTCTGCCGTGCTCTTTGGGAATCCCTATCAATGAGGTTCGGCTTTGTTGGCGGGTCGTATACCGCACAGTCTGGCGCCGTTGCTGATGAAGAGGCGATCAACTGGTTTGCCGAGACCAATGAATCAGGCAACCCATTTGTCCGTCCTCAGGCTTATGGCGGGATGGAATTCGCCACCATCAAGAGCTACTTCGGAACACCTGGACTTGCCGTCTTCGCTGCGCTTCCCGATGGTCCTCCGCGGGGTGGAATCGAGCTCAATGGCAGAATGTTCGAAGTTAGCGGAGGCACGCTCTTCGAAGTCTTCGCCGATAAAACATTCGTGGCGCGCGGAATCGTTGCCAAAGACAGCAATCCAGCGTCGCTTTGCGCCAATAGCATTCAACTACTGATCGTCTCAGGGGGGCATGCCTACTGCTTTACCCTTGCGACCAACATTTTAGCTGAAGTCACCAGCCAGCTTGCAGGCGTTCCTGTTCAATGCGACTGCTCGGACACCATTGGCGTGGTGATGTTCCAGAACAGCAACAAATATCAGATGTCGCAGGTTCTGGACTTCACCACTTGGCCGGGGATATTGGTCAACGAAGTTTCGGTGTTCGCCGACAACATCGTTTCGATCATCTTCAACCATAGGGAACTGTGGGTTTTCGGAAAGAAGAGGTCGCAGCCCTACCAGGATACGGGCAGTATTGAGATCTTCGACGTCATTCCCGGCGCCTTGATTGAAACCGGCTGCGCAGCGACCTTTTCTGTGGCGAGAGTCGACAATTCGGTCTTCTGGATTGGGCAGGATGAACGCGGTGCGGTGATTGCATGGCGGAGTAATGGGTATACACCCTCACGGATTTCTACGCATGCTGTTGAATTCTGGCTTTCGCAGCAGACCAACATTGCAAGCCTTGTCTCTTATTCCTATCAGGACCACGGGCATCTGTTCTGGGTTCTTTACGTTCCAAACTCAGATTGCTCGTGGGTGTATGACATCGGAGAGAATCTGTGGCACAAGCGCGCGACGTGGATCTCGAGTAAGGGATCGTACGAGCCGCATTGGAGCTGGAATCACGTGTTTGCCTTCGGCAAGCATCTGGTGGGCGACTGGAACTCCTCGAATCTGTATGAGATGAGCTTCGACAACGTGACGGACAATGGCAATCTCATCCGCAGGGTGCGAAGAGCGCCTACCGTCACCAATGAAAAAGAGTGGATGTATCACACGCAGCTGACAGTGGACTTTGCTGCCGGCTTAGGACCTCAACCTGCTTTGACAGATGGCGAAGGAAACCCCAGACAGCCCCTTGCGGTACTCAGGTGGAGCGATGACCGCGGGCAAACATGGTCGAACGAGCACGTAAGGGGGTGTGGATTCGCCGGGCAGTATTCCAAGCGCGTCTTCTGGATGCGGCTGGGAAGGTCGAGAAACAGAGTTTATGAGTTGATAATCACTGATCCGGTGAGCTGGTCGATTGTGGATGCTTACCTTGAGATAGCGAATGCCCAATAAAACGGGAGCGTTTGCAGCCCTTCAGGTTCCCATCATCGACCGCAATACGGGTCAGATGAGCTACACGTGGATGAAGCAGTTCCAGGTGTGGCAACAGCTGCTCGCGATGGGCTTCGACCCTAGCGGAGACTTGACGGCGAATATCAGTCAGTCCGCCGTGATTGTTGGTAGAACGGAAATCGGCATCCTCTTCCAGAACATCGACAACTCTGGAATTGTGCAATCGGCCGGCATGGTTGCCGCTACAGATACAGAGCAAGGTGCGGTCATCCTTCCTGTCGGAGCTATCAGCAACACGCTAGGCACCGCGGCGATTGAACCAACCTCAGCTTTCGATCCTGCGGGCTCAGCAGCAGCCGCACAGACGGCAGCCGAGACGCATGCGGATACAGTATCGGCTTCAGCAGCCGCGGCAGCACAAGCTGCAGCGCAGGCGTATGCGAGCAATGCCAGCAACCTCTCCAGTGGAACCATCGATGTAACGCTTATGCCAGGAATCAGCGTTGTCGTGACAACCGCGAAATTGACCATTGGTGGAGTGCAAGGGTCGATGACCTTCACGAACGGCGTCCTGACGGCGCAGGTACAGGCTAGCTAGTGGTGCGGGCGATTTCAAGCGCGGAAATCCTGAGCGCAACGGATCTGCTGGAGAACTACGCGGCCGAGTGCTCTATCCCATTGATCGGGGAAATCAACCCTCAACCGCAGATGTATGAGGCCATGGAGCGAGCCGGGATACTGAAGTGCTTTGGCTTCTATGAGGGTTTCGCATTAGTCGGTTTTGCGACGGTGCTGACGATGATTCTTCCTCACTACGGGAAGAAAGTAGCGACGGTGGAAAGCCTGTTTGCGAAGCGCGGCGGCAAAGACTTGATGGCGGCGATTGAGGCATACGCGAAGGAGTCAGGATGTGTAGTGATTGCCTACAGCGCACCAGCAGGCGGCAAGCTGGAACGCTTGCTCTCGCTGAAGAAGTCCATGAAGAGAACGAACGCCATCTTCTGCCGCAGTCTGATGTAGCGCTGCCAGCGACAGCGTTAGAGGTGCTCGCGAAGATCAATGCGGCTCAGACCATGTGCCTGCGCTATGAGCAGGTACCGATCAAAACGGATCATGTATTACACGCAGGGATGTATGCGCGAACCATCACCATGCCGCCAGACACGATTGCGATTGGAACACTGATTAAGGTTCCAACACTGGTTATCACGGTTGGCTCAGCCAAGGTGCTAGTAGGCGATCAATGGGTGGATGTGGACGGATACAGCGTCCTGCCTGCGAGTGCCAACAGAAAGCAAATCGCCATTTCTCGTGGACCTTTCATTGTCACGATGCTCTTTCCTACCTCTGCAAAGACGGTGGAGGAAGCCGAAAACGAATTTACCGATGAGACGCACCTTTTGCTTTCTCGAAAGCAAGAAGGCATGAACACAGCAATGATTACGGGAGAGCAAGCATGTCTGGAGTAGGCACAGCAATTGGAATTGGCGCAGGCGTAAGCGCGGCCGGCAGTCTCGCTGGAGCTGCGATCTCTGCGAACGCTGCCGGCAACGCTGCGAGCCAGCAGTCCGCGGCCGCGACTCACGCTGCGGACCTAAATTACCAAGCTTCTCAGAACGCTCTCGGCTTTCAAGAGGGCCAGTTCAACACGGAGCAGGGCGAGCTCGCACCTTATCTTCAATCGGGCACCGCAGGCTTATCGAATCTCGACTATCTGCTCGGCGTAGGACAGCCATCGTCTACGACACCCACCGGAACACCGGGTGCAACTGGTGCACCAAGCGCGAACGGAGCATCGCCTACGGGCACGATGGCTGCTCCTGCCCAGACAAACGCCTCCCCTGGGAGCTCGGGCATGACGCCTGTAGCCTCTGGAACACCGGGAAATCTGACACCCGTTCCCGGAAGTGCGCCTCCAGGGGCGTCAGGCATCAACCCTCCACCAAATCTGACTTCTACGCCGAACACCAGTCTCGGCGGTGCTGGATCTCTGCTTGCTCCTTATCCAGGTGGGCAGTTCACCGCACCGACAGCAGCGCAGGCCGAACAAACCCCCGGCTACCAATTTCAGTTGCAGCAAGGCGATCAGGCTGTTCAGCAATCTGCGGCCGCAAGAGGAAATCTGCTTACGGGAGGGACGGCAGAAGCTCTCGACAACTATGGGCAGGGACTTGCTGCGAGCAACTACCAGAACGTCTACAACAATGCGTACAACACCTATGCCTCGAACTATAACCAGTATCAAAACCAGCAGACGAACACTTACAACCGCTTGGCCTCTCTGGCAGGAGTCGGGCAGCAAACCGCCTCAACGTTAGGGACGTTAGGATCGAATTCAGCGAACAGCATTTCGAACAATCTGCTCGGCACCGCGGCACAGATCGGGCAGCAGACGAATAATGCGGCGGCGGCGACCGCGTCAGGCGTCGTAGGTGCTGGGAATGCATGGAGCGGAGCCCTGAGCAATACAGGCAGCAATCTAAGCCAGCTCGCCATGCTGCAGT